TATCTTAAGTTTTAAGGGGCGTAATCCATTTTGGGTGCGCCCTTTTTATTTAAAACAGTTTTGCAGAAATATAGTTATATAAGTATGATTGTTTTACAAGAAACAGCAATAGCACAAGATTTTAAGATTATACCTAGAGAGTATAGCGCAGATAGTATGGTTTTAACTAATGAAACAACAGGAGAAAGCACTACTTATGCTATTACAGCAACGCAAGTAGACTACTATTTAACTTTTTCTGAGGTTGTAACGTTAGAAGAAAATGTATTCTATCAAATGACTGTTAAAAATGGATCAGATATAGTTTATAAAGATAAAGTATTCTGTACTAATCAAACAGTAAGCGACTATACAGTGAATAAGAACGAGTATGATACTTACTCTAGTGATAACGACTACATAACTTACTAATGGATAAAGAGCAAGTAAATTTACACGTAATAGAGTTAGACGCTTATACTACACCTACGGTTTCTGAGAACAAGAGAGATGAGTGGGTTTGCTACGGGATAGAAGATGAGAACGATGCTTATGATTGGTTAATCCAAAGATACCACAACTCCCCTACAAATAATGCTATTATAAACAACATGACACGCTTAATTTATGGGCGTGGTTTATCAGCATTAAACGCTAGTAGAAAGCCTAACGAGTATGCAGCTATGAAAGCCTTGTTTACTCCTGAGTTTTTAAGAGCAACTATTAGCAGTTTAAAGATGCTAGGAGATACTTACGCTCAGTGCATAAAAACTAAGAACGGCAAGAAAGTTGAAAAGGTAAGCTACATTACAGCAGATAGAGTAAGACCTGAGAAGTGCAACGAGGACGGGGATATAGTAGCTTATTACTATAGTGATAATTGGGAAGATACTAAAAAGTTTCCCCCTAAGCGTATTCCTGCATTTGGTACTTCTAATGAAAGGATTGAACTATTAAGAATTAAACCATTTACGGTTGGGATGAAGTACTTTTCACCTGTAGATTATCAAGGTTGTTTACCTTATACAGTTTTAGAAGAAGAGATAGGTACTTATTTAATCAATGAGGTGCAGAACGGCTTTAGTGGAACTAAGGTAGTGAACTTTAATAATGGTGTACCATCAGAGGAACAACAGAACCTAATTAAAAAGAAAGTTTTAGGTAAGCTAACAGGATCAAGTGGAGAGAAAGTTATTATAGCTTTTAATAATAACCAAGAAAGCCAAACTACAGTAGAGGACATTCCTTTAAACGATGCTCCTGAACACTACGAATACCTATCAAAAGAAGCAGAGCAAAAGATTTTAATAGGACACAATGTTACTTCTCCTATGTTGGTAGGGGTTGTTACAGATAATCAAGGTTTCTCTAGCAATGCAGACGAGATAGAAATAAGTGCAAAGTATTTCTACAATACAACTATTAAACCTTTTCAGGATTTAATTATAGAAGCATTAGAGCAGATTTTAGCGTATAACGGTGTAAACGGGTTAGACTTATACTTTAAACGCTTAAACCTATTAGAAAGCGTAGAAGAAGACCAACAAAAGAAAGAGGAAAACCAGTTATCGTTAAGCGATGATTTTCCTAAACTACTAGAAGAACTAGGAGAGGAAGAAAATGAGGATTGGGAGTTAATAGATTCAAGAGAGGTAGACTACGAGCAGGAGGGGTTGTTAGATGCTCAAATAGCTGAGATGGAACAAGAATTGAAAGGCAAGGAAAAGTCTTTTTTATCTAAAGTTTGGGAGTTTGCAACGGGTGTAGCATCTCCAAATAGACCAAGCGACCAAGATCAAAACATAGACGGCTTTTATTTCAAAGTAAGATATAAATATGTAGGTAATAAATCACCTGAAAGAGCTTTTTGTAAGCAAATGATGAAAGCATCTAAGATTTACAGAAAAGAGGATATAGCTAAAATGAGTGCAAAGGGTATCAATAGAAGTCATGGACATAAAGGACAACCTTACGATATATTCTTATACAAAGGAGGTGTTTCATGTCATCATAAATGGGAGCGTAGAACATACGTTAGTGCAAACAAAACTGCATCTATAGGTTCTCATAAGACTAAACAAGTAAGTACAAATAAGGCTCGTAAATTTGGATATAGACCAACAAACCCAAAAGAGGTATCTATGATGCCAAAAGACATGCCGTATGATGGACATCACCCACAATGGATTGCTAAAAACGTAGGAAAATAATGGCAAAAGCAATATTAATAACAAGAGAGGACATAGTTAAAAAGACTGCTTTAAACGGGAATGTAGATACAGACTTATTTATTCAGTTTATTGCTATTGCTCAGGATATACATATACAGAACTACTTAGGTACAGACCTTTTAGAGAAGATTCAAAGCATAATCACAGCAGGAACGCTAGATGATGTAGCAAACGCAGATTACAAGAGTCTATTATTAGACTACATTAAAGATATGCTTATTCACTTCGCAATGGTTGAGTACTTACCTTTTGCAGCTTATACAGTAGCAAATAAAGGAGTATATAAACACCTAAGCGAGAATAGCCAAACAGCAGAAAAGAACGAGATTGACTATCTAGTAGAGAAAGAGCGTCAAATAGCAGAGGAGTACGCTCAGAGATTTATAGACTATATGTGTTTCAATAGTTCTACTTTTCCTGAATACACTTCTAACAGTGATGGGGATGTTTCACCTGATAAAGACACAAACATAAGCGGATGGGTACTGTAATAAGACAATACAAGCCTAAAAAGGCTAACGTAGAAAAATTAAAGATATACTTAAATAAAGTAAACAATGGCAGACAGCAAGATAAGTGATTTAACGGCAGGGACGATTGCAGCAGCAGATGACATTGTATTTGTTCAAAGTGGAACTACTAAGACAGACACTGTACAAGGTATTTTAGACTTAGTACCTACTGTTAATAGTATCTATTCATCTGATGACACTGTAACAGATAATGCAAGAGTTGTAACACTAGCAGGAAGCACAGCAGGGCAGTATATAAACTTCAATACAGGTGGAGGAAATGCTATTATTCAGTTTAACGGATCAAGGCAAATACTTGTGCCAAGTGCAACAGAGTATAAATACAGTGGGGCGGGTACTCACAACGTAACATTAGGAGGCTCGTTATCGTCTGATAGTATTAATTTTAGAAATTCAGGATCAACGGCAGTATTTGAAATAGAAGGCGCAGGAGTTTGTAAGAGCCAAAAAATGAACGTTGGCGATATTGGCACAGCATCACAATACGCTTTCAATGTTTATTCACGTTTAGCTTCAACAAGCGGAATAGCTACTTTTAAAAACTCTAGTAGTACAACTATCTTTGATTTTAGGCAGTTAGTTGGACATGCTACATTGGCACTAAAAGACAGTTCAGGAACTCAAAAAGTATATTTAGAAGCTCAAAACGGATCTATTGATGTTGCAACACAATACAAATGTAACGGAAACAACGGAATTGGTGGAACAGGAGGGACTACATACACTTTTGGAGGCGGAGGCTCAGGTGATATTGCGTCAATGACATTTCATGGAGGAATATTAACAGCAGTAACAACAGTACCATAAACTAAAAAAAAATGAAATTAAGAACAAAGATAGACGTAACCTATAATAGTGGAGTTGCAGGAACAAACACAGGAATTGTTGAAGGTGTTTTACTTTCAGCAGGTTGGATTGGACAAGGATTTGAGCAAATAGGGGCAAACTACGCTTATGCAGATTCTAACGGTAATACTCTAGCACAAGGAGGGTTTACCGTAGAAGGTGCAAATATTCAGGCTTTATATGATGCCATTGAAGGTAGCATACCAACAGGATTGAGTTACCAGGAAACAGAGCAGTATAAGTATTACTTAGCTTTCTTATATGAAATGTCTCAAACATTTAGTATTGAATTAACAGACATAGAAATAGTTGCATAATGGGTTTATTTTTATTTATTCTAGCATGTGTTCTAACGTTTTTTATCGGAGCGTTAAGTTTAATTGGAAGTATCGTTTACTACCTGGTTACTTTAAAATGGAAAACAGGAGTTAAGGTTTTAAATAAATTCTTTTACAAGTGTGCATTGAGTGTTGATCAAACAGGTAATGTATTATGCTCTGTACCTTTTCAGTTTATTTTCACTAAAGGTTTAGACGTACACCCTTTTGGAGATGAAGATGATACAGTTTCTTACGTTATCGCCATGAATCAAAAGAAAGACACTTTAACATGGATGGGAAGACTACTAGCAGCTATCTTAGACTTACTAGATAGAAACCATTTACAAAAGGCTTTAGATAGTAAATTCAAGAGAGATTTAGAAGCAAAGAAAAGAATAGACGGTAACGATTTAATTACACACAATGCCAACTAGAATTTTGGACAGCACAGAAGCAACAGCAGGAGGTATTCTTACTTTGTTAAGCACAGGGTTTATTCAACTTTATGAGTATATAACAATGGAGAATATTAATGATGTATTAGAGCTTTTTTTAGCCATTGGCGGTGCTGTTTTTTTGTACTATAAAATCAGAGGTCAACGACTAGAAAACGAAAGTAAAAAACTAGATAATGAAGCTAAAAGGAAAGAACTTAATAAATAAGATATGGGATTACGCAGGAACAATTATAAAAGATTCATCAAAAAGACTCGCGTTCTTGTATTGCGTTCTTATAATCTTAACTCCTTTAGTATTCATACACACAAATAAAGAAAACTTTGAGCTAGTACTTGCAGAACTTTTGGCTTTTATGTCATTTCTTGCAGGTGGTGGTATTTACGAATCAATAAATAAGAAAGATGGCAAAACACAGTAATATAGTTCCCTTTTTTTTTAAATGGGAAGGAGGTTTATCAAGAGATAGAAAAGACTCAGCAAGTTCTTTTCCT